CTTCAATGGCTCCAAGATATCAAAAAGATGCACAAGGAAAAATTCCTTAGTGCATTTGCTAAATTTATGCACTTCATGTTTAAACGTGGCACTCTGTACTACGATTATCCGGAAAAAGAAAGAATTGCACTAATTGATAAAGAAGTCCTCGCAGAAGTCAAATCTGAGCATTTTTTGCAAGATGCAAATTGCTTGATGTTTTATACTCGTGTTAAGAATGCTTCTCTTTCTGAACCGGAGAAGTTTTATGAAAAGACGAAAGAAGCTTTAAACGAATTGGCTGAAAAGATTCGGAATATTCCTATGGAGAAAGAAGGGTATTATGATCAGGAAGTTCCCAGTCAAGATGGACAATCTACTGTGAAAATAAGAACCAAGGTAATGATTGATAATTCCCAAGAGTTCTTGAAGTCTATGAAAATGAGTGAGGATATCTTTGATTACCAAGATAAACTTCGAAATAGAATTGCTGAACAAAGCAAAAAGGAAAAACGTCAAAAGAAAGATCCTTCAATCCGTTTATTTGACCAAGAATGAAATTCATAGATTCATATAGATTTTCACCAGTTACCCGAGAGGGAGACGTTCCATGGGAAGATGATTATTTTCACATGAAACCAGATTTAGTTACCGATGACTTTTTAAAAAAGAATGATTATGAGATCGACGAACAATGGTGGAGAAAACAAAAAGATCGTTGTATCAATGGTTACACCGTAAAGAATGCTGTAATCAAAGGTGGGGATGCTATTGTTGATGGTCGTGATGCTATTTGGTATGGAAACGATGTTTATCTTCCAGATTATGATCTCTGGTTAAAAAATGGTGATGTCCATATATCGGGAAGAATGTATTGGTATTTGAACTTCTGGTGGATTTATGGAACAGATGGAGTAGCAAAGATAAAAGACCTCATGAGGCCTTTGTTTGTTGATATGGATTATCTTTTTTCAGAAAGAATTGAACTTGCTTATCGGACGAATAAAGATGATGCTGAACCAAAAGCCAGGCAGAAGGGTTTCTCTGAAAAGGGTGCCGGAATGGTAATCGCATACAACTACACATTCATCCGAAATTCTGTCAATATCATTATTGGTGGTACAGATGATGATGCAGAACACACCATGGACAATACAAAGCGTGGTCTTGAATTACTGAGAAATACTCAATTCTATAAACCTCGCGTTGGAACATCCAAGGGTATTGATAAACTCACAAAATGGAAAGCAAAACATTTTGGATCTGAAATTCATCAGATAACAGCAAAGGATAATGAGCAAGCTATTTCTCGTTTTACTCCAACAGTTGTATGGTATGAAGAAGTTGGTAAGTGGAAAAAGAAATCCCTTTTAGCCACAAAGGAATTTGCATTGCCAGCTATGCAAGCCCTTGGAATAAAGACTGGTTGGAATTTTTATATTGGAACTGGTGGAGATATGGATGGTGGAGCTTATGACCTTGAGGAAATTGCTTACAATCCTAAGTCTTATGGTTGTCTTTCTTTTCGAAATAAATTTGAAACAGAAGTCCTTGACAGTGAATCAACATGGTTTACTACTGACTTATGGATGAAATGCATTGATAAAGATGGCAATAGTAATTTTGCTGAAGCTTTAAAGATGGTAGAACTCGAGGGACAAAGCAAATCCCTATCTGATCGATATAAGCATAAGACACAACATCCAATTTATCTTGCCGATTCTTTTTATTCTTCAGATGAAGGGTTTTTTGGTAAAGACATTATTCTTAAACTTCATGAACGCCGGCATTATCTTCGTACACATCGTTCAGAACAAAAAGGCATCAGAGGTCGTCTTGAATGGATTAATAAAAAGAATCCCTTCCAAGGTGTTGAATTTGTACATGACGATGAAAATGGTTGGATTACAGTATATGAATTCCCGAAACAGATAAATGGATCACCAGTCCTGAATCTTTACAATATTGGAGTTGACTCCTATGACCAAGATGAATCAGAATATTCAACATCAAAAGGATCTGTTTCCGTAAGAAAAAGATTTTATGATGCCAATGAGTCTTACAATAAGTTTGTTGCCAGTGTATTCGAAAGACCAAAGACAGAAAATGGTGGAGCCGAAAAATTCTTTGAGCATGCAGCAATGACTTGTATTTTTTACAATAATACTCAAGCTCTCATTGAGTTTTCAAAAATACTTATCTTTACATGGTTCAAAAACAATGGTCTTGAAACATTACTTAAACTTCGTCCGGATCTTGCAACCTCTACAATGGTTGATAACTCTAAAGCAAAGAATAAGTATGGAATTGATCCAAGTACGAAGTCGTCATGGTTATCAGCACTTCGAGATACGCTTACAGAAGAAGCAATTGAACAGATGGATGATATTGAACAGATTGATGCCTTTATTCGATTCAAGTATGTTCCGGGTGGAGATCAAAGGAAATTCAACTGCGATATCACAATTTCATCAGCGTTGTCAGTGGTATCGGATATGGATGATATAGGAATAGTTGCTCGCGCGAAATCAGATATTGACAAACAATTTTCTGATAAGCCAATGAGATATGTATTGAAAAATGGTCAAATGGTTAAGGAGTTTTAAATATGGCAATCTCAAATCTGAATGTAAACGAAAAAGAAAAGACGAAGGAATGGTTGGAAAAATCAATCCTGTCGATCCGTGAGAATATATCCTCAACCGTTTATGCAATGGAAAAGGATATTCTCTGTTGGAAGATGTATCACAACACTTGGGACGATCATAAATATGATTACCTCCGGAAATATGGGGATAACTATTTGCCATCACAGGTAAGAAGAATTCCACTTCAGAAGCATTTTATTAAACTTCTTGTTTCTCAGGAAGCCCGCCGGCCATTCAACTTTTCTGTTTCTGCTATTGATGAAAGTGCTAATGAAGAAAAGATAATGAGAAAAGTCAAGAAAAATCTTGACAAAGTTCTTTCTGTAATTACCCGGGAATCGAAACAACGTGCCAATAACCTCCTTGAAATGGAGAATCAGTTGTCTGGTTATCGTCAGGAGCTCGAACAATTCAAACCAACAAATGAGCAGGAAGTTGAGCAATATCGTGAAGCAGTAACAAAACTTGCTGAATTTGAAATCATCGTAATACAGAATCGTGAGTATATCAAGATGCAAGATATGTTCGATGGACAAGACATTGATGATATCAAAACGATAATGAATTACAATGACAAAGACTTGAATGAGGAAAGAGCACAATTACTTCTTGTTCACCTTGTAGAGAAACTTCGCGTACGCGATAAAAAACGTTATGGATTCGAGGATAAGTGTGTTACCGGAAAAGAGTTTTATTTTGTCGATGCTATTCCTGGGGACAAACATCCTACATTCGAATATATCAATTCAATGATGGTTTACTATCCAGCTATTGATGATGTCAAGTTTGTTCAAAATGGTCCCTGGGGGGCTCTCAAAGATGTAATTTCCTATGACCAGATAGTTGCTTCTTATGGTTCGGAAATTGAAAAGAAATATGGCAAAGAAGCATTAACTGATCTTCAAGAAAATCCACTTTATGAATCGAATTCAGTATTCCTTGCAACTCCAGAAGGAGCGTTGCTCTCGGACCAACAGACATACTCAGGTACAAAAGACTCCGGCCAAAAATACGAAAGGGTGCGGGTGTTCTTCAAAAGCCAAAGGAAAGTAGCCAAGAAGGTTTCTCCAAATCCTTATTCTGAAGTAGCTTTTCAACATACTCTTGACCCTTACAAAGAATATATCGAAAAATCTGATTACCATTACAAGAATGGTTATTATGTGAATAAACATGATAAAAAACTTGTTTATTCTCCTGATCAGGTCATTGTTTATAATAAGAAAAAGGGCGAAGAGATTGTTTATAAGTACACCAATGATGTTTATGAGGGAACAATCATTGCCGGGAAATATATCGTCTGTGAAGGCAAGAAAAAGAATATCATAAGAGATCCGTATCGTCATTCTGAAGTACTCCTTCCAATATTTGGCAGGACTTATTCTGGTTCCAATGAAGCACCATCATCTATTGTATGGGACACCAAGGATATTGATGAGCTCTATAAGATTACTTTGTACCACATGGAATTAGCCATGGCTCTTTCAGGAACAAAGACAACTATCATTG